GATTTGATTAAAAAGTGTCCTATTATTGGTTATGTTATTACTGGAATGGCTATAAAAAAATAATGCTTAAAAAGAGTTGCCATTACAGATATTATCCGTATATTTGTAGTGCTAAAACAATGGCGGGTATTCCTGCTACGTCGAGCGCGGTTAATGCTCAACATTTGTTAGGGCTTTTTTTATGCCCAAATTTGAAAATATAGGCGGCTGCCTTTCCCTAGTAGATTTTTTGCTCTTCGGAGTAGGATACTACCATTGTTTTAGCGAACTCGGGAAAGTGCAGCCGTTCTTGCGCTTCAGTTGGTAGGACTGTATTCTACTAAAACGCTAAAACAATGGTTATATGAAAAAACAAATCGCTAGCACAAATTGCGTACCTTCGTTCCGTACTCAATCGAATACTAATACGCTTATGGAACGTTATTTCCGTAGTCTGTCAGACTGCGAAGTCAAAACTTCTTCTGATGCATACTATGTTTCCTCTATTGCATGTCTTTGCTTGACATTTATTTGTCCACCATGTGTTATCGCTTTCATTTATTGTATAATTAAAGCAAAGAAAGGAGGAATAAATGGAAACGATTAACATTAATTCCGTAGTAATAGACCAAAAAGTATTAGATGCCCTGAAAGATTATCAAGCCGATGGAGCTAAAATAGACTGCCAAACATTGGAAAGAACAATTGATTATCTTTTTAAGGCTTCCGAAATGTTGGGCTATGCCGGTGAAATGGATGGGGACTGTATGCTAAAACTTATATACAGCCTTCGAAGTATGAAGGAATCTTTAATGAATCTACTGCCGGACAGCGAATAATTGAAATAATTTCACTATATTTGTTTTAAATGAAAAATGTTATGGATGCTGGATTCTTCTATATTATCGGTGCTATCTATTCATTGGTTCTTATTGCCTATGTATTCATATATCCGCCTAAGAACTTCGAAGAATGGTTTGTCTTTATCGGAATGTGTTGTATTATGACACCTTTTATCGGAATACCAGTTTGGATCAACATGAAAAAGCATCCTAGGATATAGATTTCGTGTCCTTTACTACCTTATTATCCGGTTGTAGTTTTGCCTATCACTATTTTAAGACGATATGGCAAAGTTACAACCGGATTATATTACATGGGTGTTATCTCTTAACGCCAATGATTTACAGAAAGAAATTCATAGTCTCCATGAATCAACCAAGAAGCTAAAGGATGATAATAAGGGACTTCGTAAGGAAATGGCTGAGCTTGCAATGCAAGGTAAAGCCGGTGGTAAAGAGTGGCAGAATCTGAATAAGCAGATTATAGAGAACTCTAAAACGATTCGTGAGAATAACACCAAAATTGCGGAATGTGAAAAGAGGTTGGATAAAACAACTATGTCCGCCAGTCAGTTGAGCAAAAAAGCTAAAGAACTTTCTCGTGAACTAAGTAATACGGTTAAATCTCTGGAACCGGAAAAGTATGCCGCCTTGGAAAAGGAACTGAGGGCGGTAACTACGCAGATGGATAGAAATCGGGCAAGTGCCGGAGGGCTATTTCAGACTTTTACTTCTTTCAGCAAATTGAAATCGACGATTGCAGGTATCTTTGTCGGATTTGGGCAGATGATCGGGCAAACCTTTCTGGGAGCTATACGCCAGTTCCAGACCACAATTAAAGATTTTGAATTTGCTAATGCAAATTTAGCCGCTATCCTAGGAACTACAAAAGACAGGATCACTGATTTAACAGAAGATGCTAAACGTTTGGGGGCAGCTACCAAATATACGGCTTCGGAAGTAACGAACCTGCAAACAGAATTGGCTAAACTTGGATTTAATAAGCAGGAAATTCTTGAAGCGACAGAATATGTTCTCAGATTTGCAGGTGCTATCGGTGCAGAACTGCCGGAAGCCGCCAAACTTGCTGGTGCTGCTATTAGGGCTTTTGGTCTGGAAACCACGGAAACGGAACGTGTTGTTTCCACTATGGCGATTGCAACGACACGTAGTGCCATGGACTTTGGGTATTTACAGACTGCTTTATCTACCGTTGCTCCGGTCGCCAAGGCATTTGGGTTTACTATTGAGGATACAATGTCATTACTGGGGACGTTGGCCAACGCTGGATTTGATGCATCGTCTGCGGCTACTGCTACAAGAAATATCCTGTTGAACCTTGCTGATTCTTCCGGTAAACTTGCTGTTGCCTTAGGTCGTCCGATAACTTCACTCGACCAGTTAGTGCCTGCTTTGAAGCAATTGGATGAAGAAGGCATTGATCTTGCGAAAACGTTGGAGCTGACAGATAAACGAAGTGTATCTGCATTTAATGCTTTTCTTGAGGGAGCTGATAAGATTATTCCATTGAGAGATGCTGTTACCGATGTAGGGGATGCATTAAAGGCTATGAGTGATGAAAAAGCGAATACGGTACAAGGAAGTATCAAGAAAATGGAAAGTGCTATAGAAGGGCTTATCCTAAAGTTTTATGAGTCGAGAGGTGCAATGAAGCTTGTTATTGATGCTTTTACCGGATTGGTTAACGGAATCGGGTGGTGTATTGATAAGTTTACTCAATATAGGGCAGTACTTCTACCATTAATCATTACTTTGGGGACTTATTCAGCTACAACAAAATTAGTTGTGGCCTGGAATGCCCGGAATTTAGCAGGAACCACTGCTAACATTGTTATGGAGAAAGCCCATGCTATTTCTCTGGCTTTGTCTACTGCTGCCATTAAAGTTAAAAATATGGTAATGGGACTTTATACAGGTCGGGTTACTTTGGCTACTGTCGCTACGGCTGCATGGAATGCTGTGTTAAAACTAAATCCTTTTGTGGCTGTTGCCACAGCTCTTGTCGCTTTGATTACTGGTATTTACTCATACGTTACCAGTACAAATGCTGCTGCTAAAGCAACCAAGCAAATGGCTGAAATAGAAAAAGGAGTCAGAGATGAAACAGGAAAAACCGAAGAACAAATACGTTTGCTGACGGATGCCATACATAATGAGCTTCTTAGTAATGAGCAACGTTATGAAGCTATCAGAAAGCTGAAAGAAATTATCCCTGACTATAATGCTGAGTTGTCAAAAGAGGGAAAGGTTATCAAAGAGAATACCGCTGCTATACGCGAATATATTGCGCAAAAGGCTGATCTGAAATTAAAAGAAGGGTATGAAGATGAGTTGATACAGTTGAGAAATAAGCGAGAGGAATTAAAGAGAACAATTCTTGAAACGAAACAACATTTGGACGAACTCATCCAAAAGGATCAAGCATGGGGGACTAGATGGAACTTGCAAAGACAACTAGTGAATTTGACAGATGATTTCAAACAAACTTCTACCGCTATTGCGCTGTTTGAGGGGAAGTATATTTCCTTAATGCAAACTATGGGTAAAAAGACGGGCAGTAAAGCTCAGGAAGATCTAGTCAAGGAAACGTCCCTTCTTAAGAAATTGGAAACGGAAAAAACGAAGGTTCAGACAACTTGGAAAGAAGATACAGAAGAGAATATCCGTCTTAAAAATAAGGAACTGGAACGTATTGATAAGGAGATTGAGAAGCTTAATAAACTAGGGAAAACAAAGAAAAAAGCAGAATCAGGGGAGTATGGGAATGAAATAGATAAGGTACTAAAACCTTTAGAAAATGAACATACAGCTCGGATGGAGACTTTGAAGAGGAATCGTTTGGAAGAGAATAAGACGGATGCTGAATATAATAAACTTACAATTGAGGAGGACATCCGCTATAATCAGGAAAGAATTGTGGCTTTGGCTAAATTGGCTCCTCAGATATCTAAGTCTAAAACTAAGTATCTGGACGATATTAAAGCTAAGACCACAAAGGCAAATACTGAATTGTTGGATTTGCAGCGGAAACATGATGAAAATGAAGTGACTCTTTTGAAAGAACAACGCGATAAAAAGCTATTAATACAAGATTCTAGTTATAAGAGTGCTAAAACTAAGATAGAGTTGGATTATGCTAATCAGAAGATTACTCAACAAGCACGTGATATGTTATTGCTAGCCTTGGAAGAATCAAATACTAGGGAACGTCTTAATATACTTAAGAATTATCAGACCGAGGTAGATAATGTGGAAATACAAACCGGAAATGTTAAGGTCACGGCTGTAAAAGAGGCTGGGGGGGGGGGT